GCACCCGCCGAGGCACCCCCCCTGCCCCCACGGAGGACTATAGAATACAGTAATAGAAACAGTAATAGAAACAGTAATAGAAATACTCTACTTGTCCGCACTCGGACAAGCGAGGTGAGTAAAACCTCCGCAGAAGCTGCTGAAATAGTCGAAAAAATGCACGAAACGATAAATAAACGACTACCAAACAGGGCGAACAAAAAGCGAACACAAGCACAGCTCCAGAAAGACATCGAAACTATCGAGAAAATCCACAGACTCGACGGCTACAGCTACGCAGAAATTAACGCAGTGATGAAATGGTCGCAAGAGGACGACTTCTGGTCGCAAAATATTCTCTCCACCGCAAAGCTCCGTAAGCAGTTTGACAAGCTAGTGCTTCGAATGAGAGCCGAGCGGAAGAAAAAGCGGGACAATATCGCTTTCATTTAAGGGCTAAAAAATCTTTGAAAATCTCCATAAAAAGGCTTGCAATTTTTGAGAGGGTACAATATAATGAAAGTACAACAAACGTAAGAGAAAGGTAAAACAATGCAAGAATGCAAGCACGAAAACGCATATCTCGAAGAACCCTGCTGTGGACAGGGCGAGAGCGGCTACGTCGAGTGCGCCTGCGGCGGAACATACGCGATTGTATGCCCAGACTGCGGCGAAGAAGTCGACGAGGAAACCAAGAAGCGAGTTATAGAAGAATTGGAGAGCCAAGATGATTACAGCGAATAGAACAGCCAGCCTAGCAGATAAACTGCTACAAATGGCGCTACACGACGAACTGGTAAACGGCGAATATAACGGCGACCTGCTCGCCCTCGCCAACGAGCTGGCGGAGGCGGTGATCCTGCCAATCGACGACAGCGGCGAGTTTATCGCCTTGCACGCCCCGCGAATACAGAAGCGACACCTAGTCGAAATCCTAGCAGGCGAAACGACCCGCGGAATAATTGCGCCCGTCCAAATGGAAATCCAGGACGGCGACGAAGTGCTAGAAATCCACTACGAGCCACTCGCAAGCAGGATTAACAACCAAATATTCACCGCTTGCCGAAGAATGACAGGCGACGGCTTGGTAAGGTCAAGCACAGACCCTGAAAAATTCTTAGAGCGAGCAATTGAGCGCTTCACTCGAACGCCGCGCAAAGACTAGAAAAAATCGAGCGGTTACAATATAATAATAATTACAATCTAAACAAGGAGAACGAAGTGGAAAAAATCAACGACATCATAGCAGAAATTAAAGACGAACTCGAAAAAATGGAGGTAGACGTAGACAGCAAAGACGCACGCGCAAGCCTACGCTACGTGAGAGAGGCGCTCATAGAAGAGTCGCGAAAATCAGCCGACAAGCGTGTAGTAGGCAAGAACGGAGCGCGAACGCTCGCGGGTATGATTGCGAAATGGCTGAACCTGAGCCTGCCCCTCGACGGTGTCAACGTCGTCATATCGGGCGCGAATATGACAATGGTTACCTATCAGGGCTACAAAAATAAAGTACTGAAACTGCACCCGAACGCAACCTTTGACGTCCAAGTAGTGCGCGAAGACGACGACTTCACAGTCGAAAAACAGAGCGGAAAGGTCGTCTATTCTCACAAGATTAAGCCTTTCAGCAATTCAAAAATCGTGGGCGCATACTGCGTGATTAAGACAGGCGACGCGGAACACTACGAGGGCTTGTCCGCCGAAGACTTCGAAAAAATGAAGAAGAGTAGCCGCAACAACTATCTCTGGGAAAAATGGGACACAGAGTTCTGGCTAAAATCCGTCATAAAGCGAGCCTGCAAGCGCTACTTCTTCGAAGAGGTGAAAGATATCGACACGATCGACAACTCAGACTACGGACTAGCCGAAGAACCGCGAGAGGGCGCCTTTGAGCGATTAAAAAAAGCCGAAACGATAACTGAACTAAAAGCTGCCTACGCAAGCCTAGCTCCAGCGGAGCAAGCCTACGCCGCAACAGTCGCACGCGAAAGACTGCGAAAAATTAAGGAAGAAACTGCGGTAAAAGTCGAGGGCTAAAATGGACACGACAGCACACGAACAGGGAACCGAGGACTGGTACAAAGACCGCCTCGGAATACCAACAGCCAGCCGCTACGGCGATATCCTCGCCAAGCGCGGAGGACTCGCAAGATACGCAAGCACCTCTCGCAAGAATTACCTCGCCGAATTATTAACCGAGCGGCTGACAGGTCAACCATACAGCCGCTACGGCAAGACTGCCTATATGGAGTGGGGTACGCAAATGGAGCCAGCCGCAAGGCTCAGGTATGAGCTAGAAACAGGCAACACAGTAGAGGAGCGCGGGCTGAAGAAGCACCTCTTCCTAGAAACAGGAGCGAGCGCCGACGGAATAATCGAAGTCGACAACTGGCGAGGCGAAGGCAAGGGCGGTATAGAAATCAAGAACCGCACGCCAGCGCACCACCTCGAAGCCTTGACGACAGGCAAAGTGCCGTCAATCTACATACCGCAAATCCAAGGAAATATGATGTGTGACAAGGAGCGCCTCTGGTGGGACTGGGTGAGCTACGCCCCAGACTTTTCAGAAAATGCACAGATAGTCATAGTGCGCGTCTATCGCGACGAGGACTACATCAAGAACCTCGAAATCGAGGTGGCGCTATTCATCGACGAATTGAAAGCCGCGGAGAAAAAAGTGCGCGAATATAGCGTAAAAGTATTGTAGCGTTACATAATTTTTGATATAATTAAATCACAACAAACTAAAGAAAGGGTACGTATGAACGAAGCCAACCAAGAACTACGCCAAGCGGCGAACAAACAAATAGAAGCAATCTCACCGCTTAAAATCAAATCAAACGAACTGCTCGAGCGAGCCAAGAACGTCAAGGTAGAAACAGCCGCAGACGTAAAGACCGCGAAGGAAGTCATAAAAGACATCACAGCGCACAAGAAGTCAACCGAAGAATTACGAAAGAACTTTACGCGACAATTGGACGACGTGAAAAAGCAATTCATAAGTGCGGAGCGCGACATCTTAGCACCAGCCGAAGAAGCTCGCGGAATTGTCGCTAACGAAATCCTAGCCTTTGAGCGAGCCGAGGAAGAGAAGAAAAAGCGTGAAGCTGAGCGCGTCTGGGTAAGCCTCCTAGAAATCAAGAGCGCGGTAGCAATCGAAGACGTAAAGACGCTAGAAGACGTCGAGAAGAGCGAGAAAATCGCCGAGGAGCGCATAGCCGCATTAAACGACGACGCAAAGCACCCGCTCGCAATTGCATTTATCGGCAAACTTCGCCAGGAAATCGCCGAGCGAAAAATCGAGCTGGCAAAAAATCCAGAAACGGAAAAGGAAGAAGCTGAGCAACAGCTAGAAATTGACAAGGCAAAAGCCCTCGCGGAAAAAATGGAAGCAGAAGCCAAAGCGGCGGCTCGCGCAATGGAGAAGGAAGCTCCAAAAACAGGAAGTCGCGAAAAAATCACGGTCGAAATCGTGAACGCGAACGAAGTGCCTCGAGAGCTTTGTGTACCAAGCGAGAGCCTCATCAAAGACTACGTAAAGAAAAGCGGCGCGGACATAGTGCCTGGCTGTATTATTAAAAGAGAGCGCGTCATTTAAGAAAGGAGCTTATAAAAATGGCAGACATTAACAACGTAACGCTAGTAGGAAGACTGGTGCGCGACGCAGAAGCGCGCACCACAAAGTCGGGTAAAAACATAGCCGCATTTACGCTAGCTGTGAGCGGAATTGAAAAAGAGTACGTCGACTTTATCGATTGCTTAGCCTGGGGAAAAACCGCGGACGTGGCAACGAAATACACGAGCAAAGGCAAGCGCGTCGGTATTGTCGGCAAATTGCACATAAACAAGTACGAAACCAAAGACGGCGAAAAACGCTCGAGAGCTGAGGTTATTGTAAACAGCATACAATTACTCTCAAGCGCCGAAGCGCCAAAGAATGAAGAAGAAACCAAACCAAGCGACGAGGTGAACCTCGACGACGTAAAACTCGACGAGCCAGTCGACCTATCAGAGATACCATTTTAAGAAGAGGGTGAAGAAATGAGGCAGAAAATTATAGACATAATAGCAAGACTCTTTGTGAGCGTGGTAGTCTTCGCAATCGGAGGACTAATAACAATGCCGCTGTTTATTTTTTCAAACAGCCACAACTTCGTCGTGAAGGTGATTGCTACGACATTTTCAGTACTAGCAATCTTAGTAATTGCGCTGATGATTATAACAGTCTGGGTGCCGCGAGATGAAGACCTTGACGACTAGGCAATACCCGCTCGAGTCAGAAGAACACAAAGCCTTTGTGAATTATCTCGAGGTTTTGCGCTTGCCACACTTCCACGTGCCGAACGAGCAGAGCCAGCGAGCTTATCGAATGGTCAACCGAAAGCTAGGAGTATCGAGCGGAGTGCCTGACCTTTTTGTTATTATAAAATCAGAGCGAAACGGCAGAAGTAAGCTTATCGCTATCGAGATGAAGCGACAACGAGGCGCGCGCCCGACAGTATCGCCAAAGCAGAAGCTCTGGCTGGAAGAATTGAAGCGCGCAGGAATTGACGGTTATGTAGCCTACGGCGCAACCGAAGCCATAGAAATCGTAAGAGATGAGCTAGACAAGCTCAGAAAGGAAGACGACAACGGTGAAGTATTTTAAGCTAATGCAAGACACGCCAGAATGCAAAGCGGGCGCTATGTTTTACCAATCGACAAACGGCGACGCTTTGGTATCGGTCGACAACGAAGCGTATGTGATTAAAATTGATAAAATTAACGACTTTGCAAAATTCTTCGCGAAGGTGGACACGAAACTGGCGCGATATTTTAAGCCAGCCATAGGCGCAAAGTACTATTATTTAACCGCAGAAGGCGAAGTGCGCGACGCAGAAAATCGCGGCGAAATCACCGACGCGGCGCGAATATCACTCGGCAACAGCTTCGAGCGATACCCAGACGCGCTGGCGTATAAATCGGCGCTGATAGCACGCGCAGAATTGGCGACGCACCCAGCGAACCAGTACCAGCCGAACTGGAAGAACGCCTACAAAGAAATCAAGGCGAAAGAAGGCTCGTACGAAGCGACGAAACTCGTCGAGAACACGGTAGCCTACGCAATCGCGCAGGACAAGCGCACAGGCGAGCTTCTGATCGTGCCTATGAGCGGAGCCGTGAATTATAACCCAATCGCGTACTACGCGACCGAGGACGACGCGAAGAAGGCGCTCTCACAGCAATCAAAAAACTATAAAACGTATATGGAGGCTCAGTAAATGACGAAGGCTAAAGAAATCACTCTGCCAATCGCAGAGTATAAGAAATTAAAGAAAGACGCGGAAAAATGGCGCGCCTTCCACGAAAAAGTAGCCGCAAACGCGAAAAAACGCTGGCAGAAACGCACGCCAGAGGAGCGAGCGGCAGAAATGGAAGAACTGCGAAAGTATAGGAAGTACAACCGCCGTGAAGTATAGAAACCTTTCAGAATTGCACAAGCTCGAAGACAATCCTCGCACAATCGACAAGGACAGCTTCGACTCGCTCTGTCAATCAATAAAAGACAATCCTGACTACTTCGAAGCGCGCCCGCTTATCCTGAGCAACAGGACGGGCAAGCTCGTAATCCTCGGCGGTAATCAGCGCTACGAAGCCGCAAAAAAGCTCGGGCTGGAAAAAGTGCCGACGCACCTCATCGAAGGACTGACAGAGGAGCGCGAGGAAGAAATCACAATCCGCGACAACGTCAACAACGGCGACTGGGACTGGGACAAGCTCGCGAACAGGTACGACTATGAGAAGCTCGACGAATGGGGTGTGGAAGTGCCTGAACTCGAAGAGAAGGAAGACGACACCAAAATTGAAGAGGTGCCGACGCCGGAAATCGAAGAAGCCGCTAAAAGCGAACTCGGAAAAATCTACAAGCTCGGCGAGCATAGGCTGATGTGTGGCGACAGTACGAAGGCTGAAGACGTCGCTCTTCTTATGGAGGGGGCGACAGCGGCGCTTATTCATACAGACCCCCCCTACGGCGTTTCATATAACTCAGACACACAGGGCTCAATTCAGAACGACGAAATTGTAGGCTCGGAGCTTTACGACTTCTTAAATAAAGCACTTAAAAACGCATACGCAACC